TGACCGCCGAGTTGAGTATGCTTTGGGGCTCGGCCGTTTGGAGCATGGGGTTGCCGTTGACGGCGGAAATGACCGAGGAGATGAATCCGGGGGCTTTCTTCCCCAATATCTCGTTAAATCTTGTCTTGACAGAATCGCCGTTCAACAGGCTCTTCAATTGTGGTAATGTCGTTGTTGCCATTGTTGTTTTATTTTAAAGGGTTATGTTTCTTTTTATACACCGCATATCCTCCCGGACGGGCGGTGTATATGCTTGATTTATATGGAATTATAGCTACTTATTTAATTCATGATTTTTAAAAGTTCATCTCTGGTAATACAGTTACGTGTGCCGACTTTTTCAGGCTTGGCGTTAATTGCATTCAAACGCTTCAACAATTCTTTATAAGAACACCCTAATAATTCTGTTGCCTTTCTAACCGGTACATAATCAGGCAAGAATACATCTCCATAGCCTTTCTTTATACCGGATATTGCATGGTTAATTACATCTTCCAATTTTCCGAGCAACATATTGTTTTCATCTCTCACTACCTTGATGATTGTATCTTCTATTCCCATATCCATTAATCTTTTAATCGTTTTTCCACTCTCATTGACGCTCTTCCTCTCGCATTCCTCAACCTGCACATATCGCCAGTGTCTCCGAATACCTGCACAACGACGAACAACAAGCTGAATAGGATAGAAACCCCGAATTGTCGTATCTTTTTCAAATCGAAAGCCTTTCCCAAGTACCGGCAAATGACATACAGAGTCAATTCACTGCTGGTCGATATACCTAATTTGAGGTATATGTTTTTCTTCTGTGTCTTGGTAGTCCATACAGACTTCCCCAGATTTTCGGCTACCTCTTTGTCTTGAAGCCCCTTTGCGTACTCCTTAGCGACTGCCCATTCTCCGGCAGTCAATATCAGCTCTTTCTCCATACCAATGTCCTCCATTCAGGCATTCCATCGTTCTCCACAGATACTTTACCAACTCCATACTTATGAGAGTTTCCCAGTTGTTTCATGTAAGACTTCAACCGGCGATAAGCACTACATGTCTTAATATCGTCATAGAATGCATCTCCAACCTCCATACGAATCATGTACTTACACTTTCCACGTACTCCTTCCGGCTTGGGTATTATCCGCTTTACATCGGCTATGCACTTGAATCCTACTTGTATTTTCATCGTTTCCATATTCTTGTTTTTTATATAATAAAAGGAGCTGACCCTATTGTTTTTTTAGGCTCTGGCTCCCTACTCGTAACATTCCCGTGTTAGTTCGTTTTCTCGTCCTGCACACCCGACAAGGCAAATGTCGATAATGCAAAGAAAGCCATGCTTATAATGAGCTGTCCGATACTGGCATTGATAAATGCTGCTATTACCCCGAAAAAAGAGGCGAACATGAGCAGCAGGCAGATGGCTATAAATAATCTGTACATATTCTTGTTTTATTCAAATTCAAAGCTGTCATTAAACTTGCACATTTCTATACCGTCCTCGTCGTACACTTCGACCTCGTATTTCACTTCGATGGATCCGTCTACATAATCTGGTGTGAAATAGTCGCCGTATGTAACCGTCGTACCATCGTATGCATCGTATATTACGTGTACGGGTAATATCTCATCGTCAACCTCTACGTCCAAATCGAGGTCTCCATACATCGTGTCCTCTCCTATCCGCTCGCTCACCACATATTCGAGTTGCTTCTCTACTTCTCGGCGAATCTTGTTGATTGTATAGTCGCTTATCGACAGGCTAACCATTTCATATTGCTCCGTTGTCATAGCTTATATTAGGTATTGGTTATGTTTGTTATTTTCTATACTTCTGTATCATTGTTGTTGCACAAAGATATAGATTTCTATTCATATTACAAATAAATCGAATAGAATTATATTCATTATAACGTTAATTAACTATTCATATGAACGTAAAAAGTAGATTATTAGACTTTGTATCTTATACTCAATTGAGCAGGAGAAAATTCCAAGAAAGGATAGGGGTATCTAACTCGTATATACAAAATATAAGTGAGAGTATAGGTGCTGACGTTATGAATAGAATTTCTATTCAATTTCCAGAACTGAATACTTCATGGCTATTAACCGGCGAAGGCAGCATGCTCAAGAACACGAGCGCAAGCAGCAACACGGCAGAGGGAAGAAACGGAAACAACGTCAACATCTCTCTCACTCTCGACAAGGCGATTGACGAGATAGCCGAACAGCGGAAGTTGGTTGCAAAGTCGCAAGAGCAGGTCTGTACCCACCGTTGACAAGGTACACTTCGTTGGTGTACTTGTTGTAATGGATTTCATAGATCCCCGTACCGGCGATATTCTCTACCGTCACCGGCTCGTTGTTGTAAGCCAGCAGAGGTCTCGTGTCCCCATTCGTCCCGATGAGAATGGGAAGCGTTGCGGTCGTTCCGGCGGGTATCGCCTGACGGAGATTGATATAGAATCCCCCCACATAGTCCCTGTTACGGAACGCATGGTTTGGAAGTTCCAAAGTCACGTTCTCCGTGCCGACCGTCACCGCCACCGTAGGAAGAGTGTTGTAATTCACTCTGCCCAGCGTCGGGAACGGAAAGGGAAACCTTGTAAAAAAGTTAGGCCACATATATACCTCCTTTCTTACTGGAATTAACCCCAGTAGTTGTTGCAACCGCATCCGTAACCGCTACGCCCGTATGCGACATCGCCCGCATAAGCACCATAAGCGGCAGCCCGGTACAAGTCCGTGTTTACAGCCTGAATGTTCGGATATACCACGGGAACGGTATTGGGTAATTTACACTTGATGCCGTCCACATCGCTTTGGAGAGCCTGCAAACCGGCAGCGAGGGGAGCAATCTGTTGCCCTACCGCATTGAGAATGGTCGCATTCTGGTTCCGTTGGGAGATTTCAGCCGCCAAAGTAGCCTTCTCTGCCGTCAAAGCGGTGATCTTGTCCTGTAAAGCCTGAGTTTGGATAGAATCCAGCTTCGCCAAAATGGCACGAGTGTTCTCATTGCCGCTGTCCACGAGGGAGTGGGTTTGTTCCGAGGTGGCGATACGGGTTTCATATCCTTGTCTCTCGATTGCGTTTTGCGTCTTGCAGCAGCAATCTGCGATTTGAGTCGCCAGCGTACAATTACTCGATTGAATGCTGTTGATGATCTGTTGTGCGGACATGCCCACTTGGTTGCCGACACCTTGAATCAAGCCCTGAATGTTGCACAAGGCAGATTGTAACTGTTGGGTAGAGCAGTTCAAGGACGAAGCGAGTTGGTTGATGGCATTACCGTTCCCTTGAATGGCCGACATCAGGTATTCACGTCCTACATCGCCGTTCAACTCGGCAGGAAGCCCGCCCCGGTTGCCAAAACCTCCGAATCCGTTACCGCCCCAGCAGAACCACAGCAGGATAATCCAAATCCACCACATGCCTCCGCCCCAAGCGTCCTGATTGTTCCTTCCCTGATTGAGAAGGGCCAAGAGTCCGGGATCGACCCCTTTACCGCCCATCAGGTTGGGCAATAAAGCCATGATGTCGAACTTGCTTCCGCCACCATTGGGCTCTTGATTGAAAACATACGTTCTTTCCATATAGATATAATTGATGGTTACGGCCAATATCGGCCGCATACAAACGTATGGCTATTGCCGTTGCTATCCTCGGATTTCGGTGGCTATCCTGTTGCTGACCCGTTGATTTGTCGTTGTCAGAATAAAACTTCCCGAACACCGCTGTTTCAGGCTGTTTTTCAATTTGTTCACTCCCTGTCGGGTCATGGAAAGATAAGCGGCGGTGTTCTCCTCGGAGAAGCCGAGCGATACCAACGCACAGATGAGCAGGCAACGTGCGTCGACCGCATTTTTGTTCGCCCCGTTAATCAATTCGCCGTAACACAGCTCACATTCCTCGCAAACGATTTGCAAGACGTGTTCAAAGATTTCATTGGTTTTCATATCTCTTGCTTTTTAAATATTTGTTAAATTATAGATTGTTGACACAATAAAAAAACATCACGTTCCTGTTTAAAGGCTGTGAAAGCCTCGTAACATTCCCCGTGATGTTGTCTCTTGTTAGTTTTGGAAGAGCAGCAAGAGATTGAGGCTTTCCTTTATACTCCGAAGCCTCGGAAGGAGTCGTAAATCAAATTATATCAAGAAACCCAGTCCTTTCAATTTTGTTATCCATTTCACGATGTAAGGGACAAGCAGCAAGACAATGCCACCGAGAGCCCACCAGCACCATCGGGGAGTCTTGTACTTTACTACCTCGACGGGGTAGGGTACTTGTATGCTGTCCGTCTTGGATATATACAGCGTATCGATTCTGTCCTTGAACCTGTATATGTACTTGTATTGGAACTCACGTATCGTGTCTCCCGATTTCTCGATGAAAACACTGTCCCGCATGTATATGGAATCGAGCTGCACACGATTCAGATACACCGTGTCGCTCTTTGTCGTTTCCACCGGAACATACACATGTCTGGTACAACTCGTCGCAGCCAAGATAGCCAAAAACAACAATAGGAATACGATATGTCTCATAAGCTCAGTATTTGTTTCCGGTTCTTCGATGACGACACATAAGATACATGTACCCAACTGTAATTGCTCTCGTCAATCAACTGGTCGAATGGAAGGTTATCCCGAATCAACTCGAACAGTTTCTTGTTCTCCTCCTTGTTCCCTGCCGTTATATCCGCCGCCTCGCCCCTCATGTGCTGGCTCGTTTTCGCACCACCCACGGCGGCATTGAGTTTGGGACAACGGTAGCCCGAATTGACGGTTATCGCCTTTCCGTACATCTCCCGCAAAGGGTCTAAAACATGAGTGACAAGGTTCGACAACTGGGCCGACACTTCGGTCGTCGGGGTATTGTCTATACCCAGTTTATCGGCCGTTGAACTCTTTGTGAGTTCTTTCATCGTGAAGTATTTCATATCTCGAAGATTAAGTTTTCCATGTTGTTAATTCTGTCCGGCTCAGATACGAGCAAATCCTCTTCCGGAAATTTTTCTTGAAATTCTTTCCATAACAGATACTCCATTTCCATGTATTCTTCACGGCCTCTTCTTATGCTTTCAGGAGAGACCTCCACGATATGGAAGTTGGTCTGTATGTCGTAGGCATACCTGATACTTATTCCCGGTATTTTCGATGCAATCGATTGAATCGTCTCGATGACAAAATCCTGTACGTTCTTATTCATGTCTTTCTTCATTTTGGCGACAAAAAAAGCGGTGACTTTTTTAGAATCACCGCTTGTAACGAATGTATGAGAGAGTAGCCTTAGGGTTAGGCTTATCCGTTATTGAAAATGGGACAAACGTAGGCCGAAGGCATTATCAATCCTCTCTCCTCAATTCATCGAGCCATTGTACAGGGTCGACATCTTTTAGACGAGGATAAGCCTTTTCGATTAAAGAATTTAAATAACTTTCATCGAATTTTGGAGAATAATCAGCCGGTATCGGAGGTTGAGAATCCGTATCGGACGAGTTCTGGACATAGGGGAATGAACCTTTTGTACCCATGTGAACAATGTTTATTTTTTTCGGTTCGGGAAAATACCCTTTAATACGATATTGGCTAAACCTAATACATTGATAGTCGTCGTAGCCAGTAGAGCTATCAATATTTCCGGTCCCAATGAAAATAATCCGATCCCGCAAAATACAAGAATGGCAATTACTATGAATAACCATATGGGGATAATCCACATGACCCATCTTGCCAAATGTTTACGAAATTGTGTATCTTGTGAATATCGCTCCCGTATTTGTTCGGATAAATTCTTGTCGTCTATATCGCCCAAATTTGAGTCGGGAGAAATATGGACACCATTCTCACTACGTAAATCCAAGCCGCTAAAAGAATCTTTCTGTTTAGTCATGCTTTGGGAGAAATTAGTGTCTTAAAATACTCTTGGATATAACTATCCGGGATTCTATCCCCCCAGCTGAATGAAGGCTGCTTAACGGTCCTATCCCACGGAGAACCGGGCTTGTGAGACCATTCCGTCAGATAGGCGGCAGTTTTAGAACCATAGCTGCCAAAGACCAGTTTCATCAGAGATTCCATTTCGGAATCACGGGCTATTTTTTCAAGGTTTTCATCAGAAAGGGAAATTTCTGAAAAATCCTTTTTTATCAATTTATTTCGAGTGGTCGGGAAAACCGGACCATACGGCCAAGCCTGAGGGTGCTCGTTTGTCAAGCGTTCGTTCTTTACGTAAAGATATACTCCATAAGCTATATACAACAACTTTTGAAGCTTAGTCATGTTAATGAAAAACTTATTCTGGTTAGCAAACGCAATGATATAGTTTGCAACCGTAACGCTATCGTATTTATAGGTATCGCTTATCATCTTGTTGCAAAGTAACAAAAAATATCGTAACATGCAACCAATTCTTATACTTTTTTACGATAAATCAAACGGTGATTCCAAGAAGTCAAAGAACGCTTTCCCGTCGCCGGGTTATAAAAATTCTTTTTTTTCGTCAGGCAATCCAAACCTCGATTTGAATCACCAGCCCACCCAGTATGGTCGCCAGCAAGTCGGCATACGACCAAGCCCCGGCTTCCTCCACTCGTCGACAGCCTCCTTGATACAGCCCGCTATGGCAGAGAACAGCACACAATATTCCGCCGTCGCACCTATCACGATGGAGAAGAAAGAGGCGATCACACCTCCTGCGATAAAATGCAGCAGCTTGTCGTGGGGAATAGACAATAACAACCCTTTGATTCTTTCCAAAATTTTCTTCATATTATTCGTTATTTAATCGGTGATAAAAATCGAGCTTGATACGGTCATAGACAGAAAATACATTGGTTTTAGCCCTGTCATCGTTCACCGTTTGAGCATATATCTCGTCCTCGACAACCTTCGCTACCCAGTTTATCCATTCGGGATTGGCATAGCGAGACAGCCTCTTTCCCTGATAGGTAAAGTAATCGAAACGGCTGTTCCTGTCCTCGTACTGGGTCGTGAGATTTCCGATAATTTTTTCATGCGTCCTATTCCTGTCGGATATATGGTTTTCCTTCCTAACTTGTTCGATAATTTCCAAAACCCGTCTGGCGGAAAGGTTGAAAAATTCACTCGTCATGTTCTTTATTCGAAGCTGCGTTTCCGGTCTAAGACCTTCCGATATGTCGGACAACATGTTATTCTGGTCGTTCGTCTTTTCGATAAGCTCTTTCAGGGATTCGCCGTAATCCTCCATGCTCTTGGTGATAATCGATTTGAACCACTTGAAGCAGGCCACCATCATCATGGCCGACAACACCAAGAAGAATGCTGCGGTCATCACCAAGAACCCATGTTCGCTTATCCCTCTGGCTACCTCCGTAGCCTCGTTTATCCCTCCCATATCAATGTTTCTGTTTTTCGATTAACAATCTGGCTTCCTCTTTGCAGGATTCCGCATAGGCGTTATAAACCTCGAACTCCTCTGCTTTCGTGTCCCTTTGCCGAAGTATCGCCAACTCCTCCGACAAGGTATATTTCCGACGTATCAATCCGTTTACCGTTTCTCCGTAGTCCATTGGTACGGGAGATGTTTCCGTGCCGTTATCCGTCGCTTCCGGTGCTTCCTCGTACTCATAGACTATCGCCCCGTTCCGGTAATACATCACGGGTATTTTTCCGGGTATCTCCTCTGGCGATGGGATAGAATCTATTCGTATGAATCCTTCTATCAGGGTTTCGCCATAATAAATATTAGTGACTCTTTCGTCGTATATTTTAACTTGTATCATATCAATTGAATTTTTTATACCTCGGATACAGAAGTTTTCCATTTCCCAAATTCGGGTTAGGTATCTGAATATACCCGAAATCTCCTTTTATCACTCTCCCGACATATTCGTCCATATTTATATCTGCATATACATAAAAATTGTAGTACAAGCTGTTGAAAGTGAGTTTATATCTATAACCATAAATCGCATTGCCCATCAATGAATCGCTTGGGGAAACATTGACATAAGTATTCATGGTATATCCCTCTTCGTTTCTCTTGGCAAGAGTTCCGTTCTCTATGTTTGACATCTCTATCGTACAAATATTTTGATGGCTGATAACATAAGCCGCACTGTTGAAATAGACGATAATGTTATATCCTGAACCTTCTATTTTCCCTACAAATGAAATATCGCCGTTGGAACTGTCGATTTTAAACAAATTACTGTACGACAGGAAATAATTGAATCCGTTGTATTCGCATTGTCCGAAATTCTGAATATCTGAAATGGAGGCTCCGGACAATTCTTTCAGATCGAATTCTTTTTCAGTGAGACCGGTTTCAAAATCTATCAGTCGTAGAACGCCATCATTTTTGTAAAAATAAACGAAGTCCTTATATTCGACGAAGTTGCAATTATAGTACGGTTCTGATAAAGTCCATATCTTAGTTCGTGTATCTAAATCCCAGCAGGTGATGGCACTACTGTTAGGTACAATGATTTTACCGTCTTTATAAACGAAGCAAGAGTTTCTAATATATTGATATAAATGTATATTTAACGGGATTTCATCATAAACGGTATCTTCTCCTGTCTGTTCATTCCAACAGGCAAGCCTGCTATCCTTGTTGCAATAAAAGAACAAACCGTTTTTAAAATAATACAGCTGGTAGGTTTTACTCGTATTTTCGAATAATTTCCCGTTTATCCCCTGCGCAGAAATAACATTGTCTTTTATTTCGATGTTGTCTCCACTAATCAATCTGTCTTGTTTCCCGGAGATTTTATTGTCTATGCTCTCCGCCGCTTGGTTCGCTTTATCGGCTGCCGCATTAGCCTTATTTGCAGCAGCCAAAGCAACAGCACCCGCATCGGTAGCCGGCTTCTGCAACTCCTTGATTTGTTCGGGTGTAAAATCCTCGTAAGTGAATGGATCTCCTTTATCTCCATTATCCCCTTTATCTCCTTTATCTCCATTATCTCCTTTATCTCCCTTATCCCCTTTATCTCCTTTTCCACCGGGCAGGGCAACCATTTCCTCCACCACGGCGGCATCGGGCACTACCACCTGCTCATGAACGATTATGCAATCACTATCTGCCATATCACTTGATGATTATATTGGTTTTGTAAACATCGCCATAGTCCCATTTGCCGTCATCGAAATCGGCATCCTCTATCCAGTAGTGCCTCTCGACCGTGAGCAAGCCATATCGGAAAGTCCCGGAATTGAATATGCCGTACAGCACGCCGTCACGGAACACACAGTTTTTACGTGTCTTTCCGTCGTAGCTCACTTCGCAACAACAACCGGCCTCGTCCTTGTAGATGAACTTAAACCTCTTCGTCTCGGCATCGATCGGGCTCCCGTTCTTGTCCTCAAAGCCAATGGTAAACTTAATATCCTCCCACGAGTATTTCACTATGGGCTCTTTTTCACTCATCGCTGCCATCGGATAATGCGTTGAACATTTTTTCCACCAGAGCTTTCGTTTCCTCGACCGTGGAGGTCATGGAATAGACATTCATGTTAAAACTGCCTTGCCCGACAGTGACATGGCCTTTTTCCACTCCATTCTCCACAATTCGGTAATTGACCGCTTGCAGGGTTTCCACAGTCTCTTTTCCGTTGAACGAACGGCTGATGTTTTCGCTGATTTTTACTAACTCAATCATAATGTTTTGTATTTATGGTTAACTGATAATCCCGCTGTCTGGAATGTCGAATGTCACGTTTTTGGATAGGGAGTCGAGTTGGACGCCGGCCTCTCCCGACGAGGAGACCCCATACACGGAACAGGTCAAGTAATATGTATGGGTTCCCGGTGGAAGGTCTGGATGTGTCGTCCCCAAAGGGATATTCAAAATGAGAATCACTGCTCCCTTGTATTCGTAATCATAGATCGCGAGGAATCCAGAGCCCGAAATGCGGAAGGTGTATTTCTCACCCACCGTAGGATTACCGTTCGGAAAACTGATACGCACCTGAAAGTGACTCGAAATGAAAGTGAAACCCACGATTTTAATCGGGGTATATGTGCCGTTTATCTCGGCTGTCATGGCTATCGATGTGGGTATGGGGAAATAATCCGCCACGGTGATCTGTTTGTCGACCCCTGTCCAGTATTTGAACGACTTCTTATCGATAAGGAACAATGTCACCTTCAAATTCGTCCCTATCGAATCCTCCCCCGGAAATGTGTCGCTCTGTCCGACAGGAAGTATCGGCGGAGTAGTACCGTCACTGAAAAACTTGACCTTGAAAGCGGAGTACCACACATTGCCCACCCGCAAGGTGGTTACGGTATTTGTCGAGGTATTTGTCAGCAATCGGGCAAAACTGCTTCCATTTCCATCGGTTGCCAAAATAGCCGGGTAATAATCGCCGATACTCTTGTCGGAGGCCAGCGACAGCCACGACTCGACGGGTACGCCGGTAGGATTCACCGAAGTGTCGTAATAGTTGATGTCGACAAAAAGATACGGCACGTCCGCACTGATTTCGTCAATTTTGCTTCCGGTAAGATTGGGTTCCGCATTGTGGTCGTAGCCGTCGAAATCGCTCAGGCGGCAAAAATCCGTCCCCGGATGCGGATACGCCACATAACCGAAAGAGGTATCATGGATAGCGACGATATTCGTGCCGTGCGGTATCGTGGCTTTCAGCCCATAGCGTATGCCCTGATTTTTGTCGGTGTCGCTCCCTTCCCATTGATCGACGTATGTAGTGACCCCGCCAGATTGCTGGGGATAGTTGTCGGATAGCGGTGCAGCCTGCGGATAGCGCACGGGTTTATGACGACTCCATTTGTTGATACGTCCCGGACGGCCACCCTGCAACAGGGGACGTTCGAGGGCAACAATGTCGGCCACGTCCCATACCCCGTTTGAAGGATAAATCCCCAGCAGGTTATAGGGGTCGGTTATCGCTACCGGGGCTGCTATCTTGTTTTTATCGATGGCCATACGCTCACTTTCCTCCTTTCCCTTTTAATTCGGACAATTCCTTTTTCAATCGTTCTATATCTCCCATAAGGGCTTTAACCAGACGGGCGGTCTCCTGCGTTGCCCCGGCGATAGTGTTGATATAGTCGGGCGACAGGTAGTTCAGAGCCCCGTAACCGTCCTCCGTTTCGTAGGCCATCGATGGCAATACCTCTTTCACCTTTTGATAGATCAGCCCCGTATGGGCTTCCCCGTCCACGCCGCCCTTGTTACGCTTCCGTGCTTTTTCGGTGTATAGAAAATCGCATACCCTGCCCATCGCCAAGAGCCTGTCGGTATAACTTCGGGTGTAATCGAAATCTCGCTTCAAACGTTTGTCCGAAGTCGTCAGGGCGGTGACCGAGCCTTGTGCCGAGATATTGCCTTGCGACGATATATCCCCTCCGGCCATGATTTTACCGTCCGATGTGATATACCCGTTCGAACGGAGATAGTTTGTGGCCAATATTCCGCCATTATAGATAGTAACCCCCTTGCTACCGGTTTTCGCCACGACTCCTGAACAGTAAATTCTTTCAACCCCATTTATATCTCCGCTCATGGAAATGCTGCCTACACCGGTCAGATTACCCGAAACGTCACCCGTACCGTCGAACGACTGTCCCCAAATCGTCCGGGAACTGGCTAATTTATCGGCTTGGCTGCAAGTGACGTTGTCGAGACGGGAGTTCGAGAAATACGTGAAATTACCGTCCCGGAGCACGACTATCCGGTTTTCTATCTCCTCGCTCGTGTCGGCAGGTTTGTCGAGAGTGATTTCTATATCTCTCGTATATGTGTCGATATAGAGGTACTCTTTTCCGACAGTTCTGAACCGGAACTGGTTATGCCATTGCGTATTCGTTTTCACCCACACGTTCCCGCTCTTGTCTATACAGGCATGTATGTACAGGTCCCTCTGGGATTGACACTTCTGCATGGTCATCAAGTTAAGGGATATAGCCCCCTCCCCACAGGTAAGGTAAAGCCTTCCGTAAACGGCTCCTCCGGTCACATAATCCTCGACGGCCTCGATTTCGATGACCACGCCCGAATAATTCGTATGACTGTCCGTGACGGTTGCAATCTTGTTCCAATACCAACGACTCTCGGAACCTATATACTTATGCGATGACAGAATAATCCACCCGACCTCTTGGTAGTGGTAAATGTCCTTGTTCGCAAAAGCATTCGTGTTGGCGGAATTTCCTGACGAGACGGCATATCCGGCATCCGTGGCATAATCGGCGTTGTTCGCATTGCCTACGGTCAGCCCCCTATATGTACCGCTCACGTTGTTTATCTCCGAGAGCGAATAGGTAGGCTTGTTCGGCTGCCGCACCCAATCGTACAGGGTGATGCCTTTGGTGACAACGATACCGAGGGCTGTCTTGCTGACGGCCGTCACCACATTGCCTGTACCTATCGTAGATGCGCCGGCGTTGGCGAGTTTCCAAATCTCGTTGATGGTGTAGGCGTTGAAAGTATCCGTCATCGTGGTGTTGTCGAACACGCCGCCCAGATCGTCGAACCCATGAACGAGCTTGATGAGCCCTCCTTCGCCACCGCCACCCCCTTCGCCACGCCATACACCAAGAGCGGATATTCCACCCTGTGAATACACATTAAATTTCGAGTATATCGTATTTTCCAACTCTGTGTCGAATTTCCACATATCGTTAATACGGGCAAATCCTTCCTGCATTTGTTTTACAGTCCGTTGATACGATTGTTGCAGGGAAGCCGTCATATCATTGATGGCAGAAATCAAGTCGATATTCTTATTGGCAGATGCGACCTCTTCTTTCAGTTCTTGCGTATTCCCTTTTATTAGGTTGTTCCCGATGGTAATAGTCTGTTCGCAAGGATAGTCGAGTTTGGTTGTAAGGCTTATAACACGAGTAACATATGAATATCCTGCGTTTATGTATTCGATTTTTCTTCCTATGGATAAATCAGGATTGTTTTCATCGAACACCACAGGATTAGATGAAAATTGGTAGTTGTTCTGGTCGGAAGAAAGCCGTTCTATTTCTTCGTTCATAGCCGTTTCTAGACGTATGTACGCTGAATCTGTATATTCTTCCGGCATTTTTATGTTGAATAGGATAATATCGTCATTTTCCGACGGTATAAGTCCCGTAATAGCAGGGATAATATAGTTACCTTCTTCCTCTTTATATTTAATCTCGAAATCTCCTTTTTTGACTTCGAAGCTTATGCCATCATCACTCGTTATTGTTTTACTCTCATCATGGTATATAAGCTCAAATTCCATACCTTGCAAAGCCCCAGATTGGAAATGTACCGAAGGTTCCTTATTTGGTATACGCATACCATTCGGATTTTTTTCTTCGTCATAAGGGGAATTGTCGAAGTTAAATTCCGGTATTTGAAAATACCATATTGCATATTGGTCGTATATAGGGTCTCCATTTTCATCTGTGCCTATCTGTATTTTATCATTCGTTTCCGAGTCTATACGCCACATAAGGCGGAATCTGACATCTGATATGGAGAGTTCCGATGAAGGGTATATATCATCGAACAGGAGGATTTTGCTAAATATCTCTCCCTGTTGAAGGTTTGGCCTTATATCTTTATATCCGTTTGGATATTTTTTTGGGTCAAGAGTCAGCCGTTTGTTGACCAAATTGTTGACATTAGCACCTTTGTATTCCTGTACGATGTTTCGAGTTGACCCGAATGCGTAAAATCGGGTATAATACCCATCTTTTCCCGCCGTGACCGAAGGTGTATTGATGCTTTCACCAACTTCGAGAGAAACAACAGCTCCATGCTCGGCTTTCGACAGATGAATAATCATAGAATTTTTCTCAACCCACCATTCTGTCTCAAACGCAGAGGCTATACTGTTCAAGGCAGACAATATGTCGATTGATTGGAAAGACAAAGAAGTGGAAGCGTTAAGAGAAGAATCGACGGCGTAAGTCCATGTATCCCCGGTTTCGTTCTCGATAGCCTTACAAATAACACTCATGAAATTGGCCGGGTTATCGGTAAGAGACCAATCCGGCTCCCGATTCGTTATCTCGTTATTCTCATCGTAAGAATACATGAAAAAAGGCACTTTACCCCATGATATAAATTTCGAATGAAATTGTGGTTTGTATTGAAATTCGACCTCGTTCTTTTGTTTTGGATTATATGGCTCCAAAAGAGAATATTTCTCACCATCGAGTATAATATAAGCCCCTACCGGAATCTCTTCATTTTGGTCCGAGTTCCACGACAATTCTACATAATTGGATTTCATCAATTCCTCTACATGAACACATTCTTCTGTTATAGGAACTGATAAAATAGTATCTCCTTGTATGTTTTTAATGTCTATCATGATGGTTTCGTATATCTTCATACGATTTCAGTCAAAGATAATAAAAGTGTATGAAAAACATGCACTTTTTTATGAATTTCTATCTGCTGGATTATATTCGACAAGTTTTAGAGAAAATCGTGCTATTCCTCTCATGAATTGCGTAAATTGATTGCATGAAATATAGATTGTTTTGTAAGTAATATTTGGTTGATACTTTGTTTTTATATTTATTATGCCTGTTGCCAATTCTTCACAAAAGTTGTTGTATCTTGAAAAGAATTCTTCTTCCGTTTTTGCCGTCAGGTTAAAAGTTAAAGTGATATTTCGTTCATCGATTTTAGGATTAGAGGACAGGACTCGTTTGCCATGTTCTAATCGAGACTTGTTTTCGATGAACTCTTTTAAAGGCGGTGGTGTCATTAAGGAGGAAAGAGATGATGTATCCATACTTATACCCCAAGTTGTATAGCAGTCTTTCCCATTTATGTAAAACTCTCTCGATGCCATTTTATAGTTTATTGTTAAAAATTGAAATCATTCTATCAAATTTATCGCCAAATTCAAGAATTGGCTTCGTGTATTTTGCAATGTCTTCTAAGTAGCTGTTGGTAATCACGTGTTGATTAAGAATGTTATTTAATATAGAATTGCTATTAGTTGATACAGATAAAAGAGAATTTAGAGAGATTACGGCTGAAATCATTTGATTTTTGATTTCTTCACCAGAAAGCTGCAACGCTGCAAACCGGCCGTTTAATTCTGTTGCTGTATCTTGTGACATGGTTTCAAAACCTCCGGCTGTCGACTTTTGTTCGGTGGTAGAACCTGTTCCAAATTGTGCATTGATAGCGGCGGCTCCCGCTTCGGCTCCTTGAATGATTGAATTTTTCAGGTTATCCAGTGCGGACTGTTCTTCCGGGTCGATTTCTCCGTCTCCTGTTGCCTCCGCCCACATCTCATACCATTTGCGCATTTCCGGTTCATATTGCTTTACATACATGGCTTTAATGAGAGCTTTTCTCATATAGTCTGCGATGTCGTCCGCAATGTCCTCCGCTCCTTTCTCCACATCATACAAGGACTCTAATATGTCATCGGAGAAAGATTCAAAAGATATGCCTGTGGCGTTCTCCATCTCTCGCTCTGCCGTCGATTTAATATTATTCTCCGCTTCGATAATCTGCTTTATGTATTCTTGCGCTTCACTATCCAGCTGTGATATAAATAGAGGAGCTTCCGACATTAGTTTTTCTAATTGCTCAACGGGAAGGTTAAATAAGTTAGTCATGTTTTTTGACATCATCATAGCCAATTCTTGCGCAGATATACCTAGTGCGGATGCGGCTTGCTGCCAACCGGCGGCGGACATACCGTAAAAATCTTGATACCCTTTCGATTTTTCCCCGGATTCCCTAGATTTGTAATATTGTGCTCCTAATACCCGTGCCGAATCTGCCTGTTTCTTGTATAATTCTATCGCTTTGTCATAGGCAGCCTGTGCGTTTTCTCCCGCCAGCGAATCGGCCAATTCCAATTGCTTCTCGATTATCTGATCCAATATATCTATATATGACTCGTACACCTCCTTTGCTTCTTCGTACTTTTCATACGACGACTCTTGTTTAAATAAGCTTACTATTTTTGTTGCTACTTGCAAGGCTGCACCTACAATTGACAGTATTACGGAGGCTTTTTCTACATTCTGAATTGCCGTAGATGCAGCTTCGGCCGTTCTTGACATGGCAGTAGAAGAACTATTTGCAAGTGTTACAATACCATCAATCATTTGTAACGTAGAAGAGGAGATACTTCCGGCTGCGGATATGATTTCACCGACCGTGCCCCCTATTGTATCTCCAAGTTCTTCAAACTCTCTTTCTACCTTAGATAAAGTTTTATACAACTCCTGCCACTCTTTAATACTTCGTTTATCCGGCGATGTGCTTTCTTCACTTTTTACATTGGCGATTCGGTCTTTCGTTGCCGTTACCTTTGCACGCTGCACTGCAAGTTCGTTTCCGTTTGTCCCTCCTTCATTTTCCATGCGTGCTAATTCCTGTTCCGCTTCGGTAAGCAACCGTTCCAGTTCGTCCAAACTCATATTTGTTATACTATTTGCCCACGTCTGAAAAGAAACTTCACGCATGGCAAATTCTTTATCAATAGCGTTTAATGCTTCTTTCCGCTGATAGGACAATTCAGTCTTTTGCGCCTCCGTACCTCCCGCTTTTTCCAGATTTGCTAAATCATTCTGGTATTTCTTTTCAACGCTTAAACGCTTTGTTGTATAGTCTTGATACTTGGCGAGAATATTGTTATAATAATTTGCCGTTTCGTTGGCCTGCTTCTGTTTGGTGTATTCTGACATGTTGTCAAACATCGATGTATCAACAGAGACAGAGGAAGGGTCAAACGCCTTTTTCTTGTAGTTCTTATCTTTGGCGGCTTTGGCGTTCTCCTCTGCTTCAAATATTTGTCTTTGCGCCTCCGTAATTTTACGGATATATTCCTGCTTCTGTCTTTCGATGTCTTGTAATTCTATTTTGTTGTTCAGTTCACGTTGCGCCATTTCTTTGTCTATGCCGTCCTCCATCGCATTTATCCGAGCCTGTTCTACTTGGTTCTCCAAATCCGTATCAAGTCGTATTCGTTCACTTGCATTTTTTTTACGGAGTTCTTTAATCCTGTTCAGCTGGTCGGTATAGGCGTTTATGTCAGTCAATCCGGTGGCTGTTTTAGGCAGCTTTGCACGGAGTGAGTCAATTCGTAATTGTAACGCATTGTATTCCTTGCTTCCGCTTACAGTTTCTCCCTGCTCTTTCTCTAATTTTGAGATTTGTGTTTTGACTTCATTGATTACCCTCAAATCTTTCTCACGTTCAAGTATAGTGTCTTGAAGCGACTTGATATAAGCCTCTTGTTGATCCACTGCTTCTTTCGTGCCGCTGCCGTCTGCAAGGGCCTTTTTTAATGAGGCAAGTGAGGTTTCAGCCTTCTTGATTTCTTCTTCAAGTTGGGAGATGGATTTACCTTCGGTGGAAAATGGCTCATTTGCTGCCTGTTGAGAGGTATTTATACTTGTAACGCCAAACTCTACACGCGCTTTTTCATCTAAATCCTCTGTTATTTTTTGCGCTTCTCGGATATTGGAGATATATGTATCAATACGTGAATCCGCAAAAATCGTACCTTTGTCTTGTATTTCATTTAGTTTGTCTTGGATCTCAGCATCCAAATCTCTTTGTTCCAATATGGCATGGTAGATTTGTGAATAGAGTTTCGCACCTTCTTTATCTCCTAACTCGCTATATAGGCGGTCTTGTATCTTTCCGAGATTATCGGACATTATGTTGTCCAACCAATCTTCCTGCTGCGACTTGAATTGCTGGTATTGTCTTGCCCCGTAAGAATGCGTGATTGCATCTGTGAGTTTTTTATATGCTTCTTCCGTGAGTCCAACTTTATTGATTTCTTCTTCTAGACCTTCATAATACTTGCTATACCCTGCAACAATTTTTTCTTTGACGGTATTATATTCATTTGTACCTTCTTTTAATGCAGATAATTCTCCCTTGAGCTTAGCAAGTTCCCTTTGCTCAGATAAGGATGCTTTCTCAGATTCTTTTTCCGCAGCATTCAGCCTTTCCTGTGCCTTTTCTGCTTCTGTTTGATATGTAACTAATTTATAAATACCTAAACCTAGTGCTGCTATTGCCGCTGCTACTGCAACATATGGATTTTTTGCCATTGCTACATTTAGAGCATCCGTTTTCGTTTTCAGAACGGTAATAATAGCTTGCATCTTTGTCAATCCTGCCATGTGAGCAAGAGTGGCTTGATAGCGCAAATTCTCAATGGCGGAAATAGTAATGAGCGCAGTTCTGTATGCTCCGTATGTACCGACCAATTCAATTAGTATTTTTCCTACTTTTTCATAGTTTTCTATCAAATAAGAGACGCTGGATAATGCATCATTGATAATACCTTCATTCGCTTTGCCGATGTCGTTCAACATCATCGAGAAACTATCTCCTATGTTAGAAATCTGTCCGGTAATGGTTTTGCTTTGTTCTTGCATTAAGTTAAAGAACATACCACCCTCGTTGGTAAGGTTCTGTATGACTTTCTGAACCTCTGGGAACCCTATCATACCAGCTTCTACCATTCCTTTGATTTCACTTTCAGCTACTCCAAATTCTTTGGCAAGTTCTTTTATCATTGGAATACCTCGTCCAGTGAATTGGTTTAGGTCCTGTGTATAAAGTCGACCTTGTGTCATAGTTGTACCATAGAGATATACTAAGTCGCCCAAAGGTTGTGAAAGTCCGGCTGCAATGTTCCCTAATCGTATAAGAGTCTCGTTAACATCTTCGGCAGAAGTACCGTAAGCCAGTAATTGACGAGCTCCATTGGCAACACCTTGTAGATCGAATGGAGTTTTGGCGGCTGTTTCTGTGAGCTGAGCCATAAGGACGTTTGCCTTTTCACTACTTCCAAGCATAGTGGTAAAGGCGACCTCTAATTGTTGAAATTCACCTCTTACTTGTATAATATTTTGGATAAGTTCTTTTGCTGTAAAGCCAGCCCCAAAAGCTGCAGCTGCTTTCGTCATTTTGTTGAACATATCTTCTATGCCCAATCCATTTTTTTCTATTTCCTTAGAAGTATTGGTTACTCCGGTTTCTACTTCTCGTAGTTTACGAAGAAAATTAGAATTGTCGCCTGTTATATCAAAATGAAGTCCGGCCATGAGTCTTTTCGATTAAAGGGGGTAGATGTAACATCACATCATTTGCAAATATACAAAAGTGTATGAAATTCATATACTTTTGATAAAATAGAATAGAGTTAATAAAGTTTAACTAATGTGTGAGTATAAATATTTTAATAAATGATTATTGTATTATACTTTTGACGAAACAATCTTAACAGCATAAGATATGGATTTCAAAGATACAATTCAACAGATTGTAGAGAAAATTGCTAAACAGAAGGATAGCATAGCAACGGAAGAAGCGACAAAAACCTCTTTTGTAATGCCTGTGATAGCAGCATTGGGATATGATGTATTCAATCCCTTTGAGGTTGTACCGGAAATGGATTGTGACTTAGTTAAGAGGAAAGGCGAAAAAATGTGCTGATAAATAATATTTTCAAGATGGTAAATAAGTATTAATTATGAAGCGTATATTCTACATCTTAATATTTACATGTATTTATTCATTCCATTCTTGTACAGATAAATATCCTACTGATTATACCAAAGACCTACCGTTCGGACTCGAATATAACATGACGGAACACGAGGCTCATACTATTGTCGATTCGCTTGCAAGAGCTGGGATTGTTGAACTATACTGTGAAGAGAGAAACGGGTTCTCGTATAAGTTTTTACATGATGATGAAGAAATAGCATTGTCCGCTTCATTGAGATTCTACAATGATTCGTTGTATGAAGTCGATGTAAGGCGGAATGGAATTGGCAAACAAGGAGATGGGAAAAAACATTATTTGGCTGCTATTGACTTCTTCAAATCTCAAAAAATAAACCTTGCTTCGTATAAGAAAGAACACGATGGCATATCAGGGAAATACGAATTTGACTACAAGAAATATCCGTATGAAATTTCACTATACGCCACCGACTATAGCTTATATGGATTAATCATGGTCTTCTCAAACACCAAAATAACAGATCTGTTATACAAGAAAGAGCTGCAATTTCGCCGAGAGGTACGAATGGACGGAGAATCATTTTGCGAGTCCATAATTGGTTTGTCCGTTGGAATATACAAAGCAACAATAACAGATGCAGGATTTTTAGTCATAGGGGTACGACCAATAAACAATCCCAATTTTGATTATTTTGCTCAGTCTTACCTTGAACAAGCATTAAATGCAGGTATTCAAATAAAAGGCTGTTTCGTAGTAGATATAGATAAATCGACTTGGTTAAACGGAGCGGTAAAGGGGGAAAGAATAGGTAAAGCTTATAGATGAGTAAGAACAAGTAAGTCTTGACTATTACTTTTAATCCCACTTCATGCCTTTTATTTTATCTATATTTTTAGGATCGTCCCCGTTTATAAATGTTCGGTCCGTAGATATATGATATTTTTTTATCTCGTCGTCAGTAAGGTATATAGATGTTATGTAATCATTAAGTAACATATGCAGGTTGGCATAACTAATACCCCATACAACATAGTCCATAGTCCAGCCATAGCGTTCGCAGGCTATATCTATCAAAGTACCATAAATACTTTTACCTCCAAAGGTTATAGTGTTACACTTCTTTTTCTTGATTCTGGATATTTTTTCTTGTTCTTTTTTCTCAATATCAATCTTGAAGTGTTGAATAAACTGGTCAATGTTATCCTTTGATAACACTATTATGAATAGTTGAGCAAGTTCTTCATTCGATAGGTTGTCTTCAAATAGCTTTCGTCTTTCATTTATTAGGTGGCTATTGAATAATTCTTCCTTTTTATCGAATGTATGGTAAGACAATATTTTGCATATAATATCTCTTTTGGAATCGCATAATCGTAATGCTTCCATATATGGATTTATAGAAAGGAAATCTTTATTTATTTCTAAATTTTCGGTAAGACGTGATAAAAGGTATATTTTCCCCAATGTGGCAGGGTATAAGTAGAATTGCATTTCTCCTATATGGAACTCATAAGGTCTTTCCATGATAGTATCTGCAATATCCATTTCTATTATTTTCCCTTCTTTGTCCATGCAAAATAAATTATATTGAGCGCAACTGTGGGGTCGAACCACAACTTTATACATGGAGTGTATATGTGCTACCGTTACACTAGATACGCAGAACACGTGGGTACGAAGCCCCCACGTTTGGCTCTATCTACAACCTATTGAATTATCCACCAACACTTGGATTAGGAGCTACTTCGAATTTATCACCGGCTCCAGACACATCTTCAGGATCGCATTCAATTTTAATGATGTTTACACCGGTTACCGTCACGATGATTTTACCCCACTGAATTTGTTTTTTATCGGCGGCTGCTTTCAAAGCATCAAAAGTGTATGCCCAAACACCACCGTCAGCAGAAGTAAAAGTGTCTTCGACGGAAACTGTCGTTTTCTCCATGCAGAAGCCTTGAACTTCTGGGTCTTCCGGTTGAACAACAACGGCATAATTGTGTGCAACAACACCATCGCTATCACTTACAGGACGCTTACGTCCTTTTGTGGCACGAATGTTCAATGCCAAAGCATAGGTATTCTTTCCATACTTTACATCCTCATTTTCGCCTCCTTCGATTTTTGCTTCTTGTTTATCTCCTTTTGTTGTTGTCAACTGTGTAGAATCTTCCACAGGGGTAGGTAATTCCTCCCATTTAGGAGCAGAAACATCCAAATCTTTTATAAATACACGGGGCTTACCCCATCCTATTACTGCCATGATATACCTAATTTATATTAAAAATTTATTCGTTATTTATCTCTATGTACAGTTTGTTATTAATGAAATGCTCTGTATGTCCGTCTTCAAATGAAACTCCTGTTGAATCAGTTTTTTGACTGCATTGTGATGGAACCGTATGATATTCGTCTTTTCGTATAGCGAATAAAAACTTCGATAGTTCGCATAATTCACAAATTCGGATTGAATCTTTTTCCCATGTTTTGGTTTCAGAGTTCCATAAGTCTTTGACATATATATTGACATTCACATAGGCTCGTTGTATTTGCCCGCAACCTTCATTTGCAAGAACAGATATGACTATATCTTCTTTATTAGATTTGTTGGGCCTTCCTCTGTCACTCAATTTACCGGAGACATTACGTTCGAGTTCTGTACCTTTAACTTTGTGATAAACGAACTTAGCTATTTCAATATCGGATTTCATTATTTCGCAATCTGTCTTTTAAGTTTTTCAAGCATCAATGGAACTTGTTCTCTTGCCCAAAGTTCGGTTGATGCAAGTACGTCTTTATTATCCATCGCTTCTACAAATTCAGCATAGTTCATTCCGGCGACTACGATAAGTACATAGTTATTAGAATATCTTTTAGCAAGTTCTTTCGCTAAGTCTTTACCTGTTTTTACACCTTCTGAACCTTGCTTCACTTGGTTGAAAGTTGAGTATTGAATAATGTTCTTATTATGAGCAATCACATATCCAACCGAACTACGCAAGTTGCCTGTTTGGTCGTACCAACTTTTATCACCTGCTCTATCACGAATTTTTGTAACGCATTGTTCGCCAAGTTTGGATAAAGCACGAATAGTAAGACGCTCGACACGCTCTGTTTCTCTCATGAGCATGTCATGCACTTCGCTTAGCTTGGTGGTCATTCTTATACCCATAGTTTACATTGTTTCTGGTAGCGATGGAAACCTTTCACACTAAACGTCCTTTCAATTCCTTCAAGCAGATGTATCTTAATCCTGTCACCGATCATGAATGTTCGACAATTTGCACGTAGATAAACTGTATATGAATAGCTTCTTACAATACCATCGTCAAACTCTTTTTCAGAGGCTTTACCAGCAGGAACTGCGTCGCATTCAATACAGCCTTCCCAGTTAGTTTCTCCTTCATGATAATCACCATTGCTATCCTCGTAACCATCTTTTGATACGAGGTACTGCAATCTGTGTGGATATAGTCTTATTACTGACATATTACAAAAGGCAGTCACCTATATATACCATTGGCTTTGCCTCCAACTCTACCGAAGGTTCACCAATGGCATTATAGATTGAGTTAACACGTAACAGAATACGTTCTTTGTCTTTATCTGATAAAGAACCGAAAGACTTGTCTGCTTCAGAAAAATTGATAGCCTGAACTAAAGACCAAAGACAGTCAGCCAAAGCTCCCATATACTCCTTTGAGTTCATTGTATCTGAATCGCAATCACCAACTGGATTGAGTTTGCGTTTTATCATCACATTCTCTACAAAACCTTCTGGGATAGGGTAATGTATTTCGTCTATAAGAGCTTGCTGAATTGTCTTCATGGCTTAACTATCTCCATTTGTTGTTTTATATGATTCAACAGCTTTTTTGAGCTTAGCTTCATCGGCATCTTTCAATTTGTTTACAGCAGCAATTAACTTATCGTCTGAAATAGTCGTCGATAAGTTTTTACCGGTTATTTTATTGAACTCTGCGACGAAGTTTGCTTTTATGTAAGCTTGTCCCCAAATGGTGATGTTCTTATCGGTAGAATCTTTTCCCTCTTCGGTAGTGACAATCGTTTGAGCATCTGAGATGTCAAGAGAGTAGATTTGGTCTACGTTTTCAATAACAGGGAGAACTAATGCTTGACCACTTGTAAATTCCTGCAAAGGATCATTTTTAGAATACTTGCTGATAAGTTTGTATTCATCTACCGTGGAATAAATTACTCCTGCTACGGGATTAGTAACTTCTGCAAGTGTGCCCCAAACCAATGCGCCAACTTCTTGTGTAGTAAGGAATATTAGTTTGTTCGCATTCCACGGTTTGTACGGAATGCGTTTACCATTTTTCTCAGAAATGACTGTACGGTCAATCTTTAAGAATGTAATTCCGTTGTTGTCATCGGCAAATGCTTCGTCAAACAATGTAGCAGTAGGAACAGGTAACTTAGTGTTGCTGTCGAATGTCTGACCTCGATAGTTGGCAACCAATTCTTTTGCCCATTGTTCTTGTCTCATTTTATTGTAAGTCGATAACGAGATTGCTATCGTTGTAATTGAGTTACCATCTGCGTCAGCTTCTGCAATAACACGCTTTATGTCATCAGAAGAAATAGTTCCAGCTGTTTCTACACCAAAGCTATTTTGCGGTAAATAGTTGAAATTTATGCGCAATCCAGTTCCTGTATTGTTTTCATCTTCAACGATTACAACTCCATCAGATAAAGCAGTTAAAAAGTTTGCTTCGTTCTTTTCATCGATACCAACAGAGCAAGCTACCGCATCGTTGGTTAGCTTGTTAGCTATATTAGTGAACGCAGCTCCTTGAGCTTTCATGATGTTGATTGTGTTGATCTGAGTCTCACGAAGAATTTTTTTCATTCCGACCTTTGGCAATGTACCATTTGCGTGTGCAATGGAGTCTCTCATCTTGGGAGGGAGAGGTGAGTCCATTGCTACCATGTCGGCCGCAACATAAGTTGTGTTAACTGATGCACTTTCCCACTTTTGGTCTGCGGAATATTCTTTGCGAAGCATTGTCTTGTGAAGATATGTAAGCTGATTGCCTCGCTTACCATTGATTCTCTCGATGATGGTTTGAAGTTTCGGGAAAATCTTTCTGATGTATTCAATAAATAGTGATTCTTTCATTTTTTTACCTCCTTTCTACATTAATCGTGTAAGAATACAAGAGTTGGCAATGCCGTTTTCATAGCCGCTTTTATGTCGTCTATGGGGTATGGACTCGCCAAATCATTGACTTCGCCACTATACATAATACCAACCAATGGTTCACTAGTTGGTTTTGTACATACAACTACTCCTACATATTCATGAGAACTGGGAAGTGAGTCGTATCCATCGCCAGATGATTTTACGGGCATAGGTTTGTACGTGTCTGTTGACGGATCACGAATAACAACGTGTCCGGCTTTAATAACCGGAAGGTTATAATTTGATACGGCAAGAGTACGACCTCCGATAATGCCAGCTACATAATGCCGGATTACGACAGGATCCATTCCGGCATTGAGAGCTTCCATTTCGCTTGATAAATTTGCTGTTGCACCCATTGTTACAATTTCTTTTTTGACTTAGAAAGTGTTGACTAAATCTTCAACTTCTTTGTCGGTTAATACTTCGTCTTGTTTACCCGAACCTTTACTTCCGGCAGCAGGAGGGGTTGCCAATGTTGCCAAACCTGCATCTGCACGCTCTTGATTGTAATTCTTCAGGTCTTCCTCAACATCTGAATAGAACTCCTCGAAATCGTCGTCACTTTCAAAGTTCATCTTAGAGAAGCTTTTCAAGGTACGTGAACCGAATGTTCCAGTGTCTTTCAGCAGGGCTTCAAGTTTGGCTTTACGCAAGTTAGAAACTTTTTCACCTTCCAATGCTGCAAAACGGGCTTCCTGTTGCTCTCTGAAAGACTTAAACCATGCGGGTTCTTCGTCTTGTTCATTTCCTTTGTTGTTGGGATTTTTCTTGTTTGAACCAGCTGGACGAGAGCCGCCTTTTGACGTGTCATCGTCAACGTCGTCATCATCATCTTCTTCTGATTCGGGGTGTTTTTTCTTCCATTCGTCAAGCAAACGGTTGGCTTGCGACTGGCCGAAAGTGAGGTAAGGGAGAACCGCTTCTATCTGCTCGTCGATTTCTGCGTTTACATCCTCTTCTGAGGCATCTTCTGCGGATTTCAGGTTATCGGCAATCTTGGCGGCGATACCCTTCAATTCCTTTGCGTTGAACCCTAACGCCTTCGCTTTAAGTTTCAACCTTACGAAAACTTGCTGTTGTCTGTTCATTTCATTTAGGTTTAAACAAAAAAAATAGTCTGCGTAGCAATGTAGCCAGCAGACTATTCGCATCTTCTTTCAGATGTGCCTCCGCCTAAACGGACAAACAGGTGTTTACGACAAGTCGGGTGGCGTACATCTTCATACGCTTTTTGCAAATATACAGTAAAGTATATGAATTTCATACACTTTTCAATAAAATATTGATCGAGTTTTATTTTTTTTAAAGAAAAGAGGTTAATAAAGAATAAGACAAAGCAAGACAAAAACAAGATGGCTGGGAATGAGAGATTTATCATCAAGTAACCAACGGCAAGTGGAAGTGAATTTGCGTTATTATCCAGTTATTCTATTGAGAATGGCAAAGATTGTTTCATCAGTGAATCTGAAAATTGCGTGTGAGGTTGCAGCTGAGATACTATATAAGGCATTCATCGTTCATTGAAAGATAATCATTTTCAGTTAGAATAATACTGTCTAATAATTTTATATCAAATATATCTAATAGATTTTTAAGGGAGTGAGTCATTTTTATATCCTCATTACTAGGGTTTTTGTTACCGCTTGGGTGATTATGAACGAATATGACATTAGTAGAGAGGGTATCAATAGCATATTTGGCAATCAATCTTTTGTCAGCTAATGCGCTGCATATTCCTCCTTGAGAGATTTTAGCATACCCGGTTATATTGCAGGCTTTGTTCATCAATATAATGAATGCACTTTCGTAAATAAGAATATCTTCATGATAGAACTTTCTTGCGAAATTAGCAGAGTCTATAGAAGAATAAACTTTGACAACCTCAAAATCTTGTTTTTTTGCTGTTATGCTGTATTCTACTGCTTTCTTTTTCATTGCTCTTATGTATTTTATGCTATTTCGAATTTGTAGTTAGGATTGTTTGCTTTCATCGATTTTATGTTTAAAGATGAGTATATAAGCCTGTCACTTGTGTAAACACTTCTTGCAACTGTTCAGCATAAATATCACTCAAAAAGAAGACCTCTTTGGCCTCGGAAAAAGAAAAAGTCTTTTTGTTTAATTTCGGGGATTTGATGAATCTCATAGAATAAGTATCTTTACCTTCTTCATAAGTAATAATTAATTTATCTGCGCCAGATTTATTTTTGCTCAATTTAATAACCTGCTCTAGGTCACCAGATTCATTCTCCATGTAACCAGTAAATTTTGATCCTGTCATAACTACAAATCTATGTCTGCCAAGTTGTTCGTATAAGGCTAACATTATTTCTTTTATTTGTTCTTCTGAATGTTTCATTACTCTTATTTTACTTGTTAATCAGGATAATAAGATTCAAATTGTTTAGTAAGTAAAGCGAATTGCATACCCTCTGAATAATCTTTAAGATCATTAAAATCATCTTTATTATAGGCTCTTGGCTCCATATCGAAAGATATGTTATCATAGAGCTTACCATTCTTTACGGTGTAAATACACCAGCTTTGAAGCTCCATATTATCATCTACTAAAATGTAATCGCCATTTACCGTAAGCATTTTTTCGATGTCAGAGAAAAATGCTTTAATTTTTGATTTGTCTACAGTACTCATTGCTCTTTGTCTTTTAATTGTTAGTAATATTGATTTGTTTTAGTATTGTAAAGATACTCATTATCAGCGAGTTAACCAAATATTTGCAGCCTTATTTTGCTCATAATCAATAGTTTAACTTTTAGTAACTTGGATATTGTAATATCAAAAACGCCGACTTTCACAAGCCGGCGTACATAAGAGCAATGAAAACTGCAATTATTAATAAATAATAAGACAGTCTTCGATGCAAAGATAGAGGTTTATAGCGATCATAAAAAGTCTTTTAGTAATTCTTCGTCACTAATAAAATCATAGTCAAATGGATAAAATGTATTAGCAAGTGCATCCATATAGTCTGGCGAACGTTTGATACGTTTCTTGATTTCTTCTTTCGGTTCAATTATAATCCGTCCATCGCTTTGGAACTTCCAGTGTGTTTCGGTTGCTTCCTCCATGAGTTTGTCACAAGGGGGAATAGCCGCCCCAAAACCGTTCTTAGGGTTAAGCCAATCACGTAAAGACCAATAGCAGTAAGCTCGCATATTGGCAAATTCATATTGTCCGGTAAGGTCATGCAAGCCTTTTGCACTCTCGGAATACTTGCAAGAATAAACATTCCTATATCCGAGTTCTTCCAGTCGGGAATATACTCCAGCTCCTTCACCTATTGTATCGATGTACGCTTTGGATTTTTTGTCAGAAAGATATATGATGTGCATTCCTGCGACATGCATGTGATCCGCTTTTCCAGCAGATTGGTGAACTTCAAATTTAGGGACATAGTTTCCGTATCGAGGGCAAAGTACACTTTCATCTCGACCCATACCAGCAACATCAGAACCAATCTTACATGATTTAGACGGTGTAAAACCTTCTTCTTGTAATCGATTCCAATTATCATTTGCAATCTCTATCCATTCATACGGAATAAGTACATCTTCGGAGACTTTTGGAAACATTCCAAGTACCTTGACACGAAAAAGGTCATTAGGTCGGTATAGACCATCTTCCCACTTAAAATCACCTTCTCCTTCATTAAAATCTGCCTTCTGAATGGGAGAACACCAATTTATCACTTTATCTTTTACCCATTCATAATCTACTTGACCGGGAATGACTAATTTCCTTTTGACTACATTCTCTGCATTGAGTGAGTTTAACCGGAATTTCGCAAATCGATTGGATTTCATGGCTCGTGCGGCATAACCCGTAGTTGTGTTAGGATTAAACACGATGAGTAAACGGGAATTTCCCTGTAAGTTACCTTCAATAGCATTGTATGTTGCTTCTGAAATACCCGATGCTTCAGTAACGACGAACATTGTATTCACAGCGTGGAACCCAGACCATGCTTCAGTATTGTCATCACCAGCCTTAAACCCCGTCAGGAACCATTCTTCATAATCAGTCTTTATACCCGAAGACAACAATCTTCCCGGAAGAAAAACTGCATTTCTGTACAAGCGTGAGATTTCCGGGACCATAATATTCTGTACCTGCCTTGCTGTTGGTGCAGTCATGGCAATTTTTGTATTCTTGGATAATTTGCCATCTTTCCAACGTGGAGTGAGGTACATAAAACACATAGCAGCACATGCTGCAACGAAGTCCTTACCACGAGCTGTACCTGATGCAACAGCTGTCATAGGATTGTGCTGGACAGAGGATATGATAGATTGCTGCTCGCTGTCTAAACGAACCTTCAAAACATCACGGCAAAACCTATTCCAGTCTTCTATCCATGACTTTAAGTAGCGTATGTCCTTGCGTACATGGTTCATTCCTCATCATCAGGCAATTCTTGCATCAGTTTCTCAAATGGATTGACAGTAACCTCCTGTTCTAGCCTCTCAACATATCCTCTCTCGCGCATTTTGGTCTTACTAAGCCAAATGAGCATTGTGTTGTCTTGTTCTGTCAAAGCCTTTGAGAACATAACAGTTTCTAATTTATCTTTAAACGCTTCTTCTACTTCTTCCCATTGCTTCCTAAACTCTTCATCTTTCTCTTTCCACTTGTATGCAATGGAACGAGATATTCCGGCTGCCTCACACGCTTTCGTAACGTTAAGCAGTCTTGCATCAAGTGCATTCAGAAAAATCTCTTTCTTTTTCTTTACAGGAATCCTAAACTTCTGTCCCATCTTTATTTACCTCCAATACGTTATTTACTATTTCCAACATCTTACAAATGCTTAATGCCTGAGCCTTGATTTTATATTTCGCTTGGACTTTTGCCCTGATTTCATTTAAATGGTGCATGGTTTCCATATCTACAAGAGAACCGTCTAGCAATAAGCCATAACTGCAACCGGATTGCAAACATTTAGTTATATCCTGTGGTTCTGATGCAAAGCAGGTTTCAGGATTTGAGAGCATGGTTTGTTCCATTGCTTCAATTTCAGAAATGTCAGACATGGACAGCGTTTTGATTTCCATCTTACACTCAATGCTTCCTATATCAGTGGGGAACAAAGGATCATATCTGTCTATCCATGCTTTAGATAGGAATACATCAATATCTGTTTGAGGTAGTAATTTTCTTCTGTAATTTTCAAAAATACCTAATACAAACTCTTTATGCTTAGTTAGTTGTTCATTCTTCAAAGGGCACTTACCACTACGAAAAACAAAGCCTTTCTTCACTGATTTTATCCACAATGGATAGGTACGACACATGATAGGTTTATAGCCGTTATCACATGATTTGCAGTTTTTAGCGATACATTTTACCTTTTTACCGCCAAAATAATCATTATCTATAATTTGTAAATGGGATATTTCCTGTTCGTGTCCAGCAAATTCATGGGGTAGAATAACAATATGTCCGTCCGATCCGAACGAACAACACTTCCAACCGCAACCAGAGTTTTCGCATGCTCTTATTAGTCCTTTATCGTACATATTCTTGGGTTGTATATAACTTCATATACATTTTGTGTTAAATCTGCCGAGCGTATTCCCGGAAGACTTAAACACAAATTCAATCATTCTTCAAGTTACTTGCAAGAACACTCATGCAATTTTTTCGGCTTCTTTCAGTCGTGTCAGATGGCAATTTCCATCACCCCGTAAACTGCACAAGCTTTCATGTTCTTGCTTTTGCTTATCGCTACTATAAGGGTTGAGCGGAAACAGGGAATCGAACCCCACTCTTTGGCTGGAATGCCAACGCTCTACCGATGAGCTATTTCCGCAAATGCCTATGCTGTCAAACCACCGCTTGCTTGGCAAATTTGACAGCATCCCATCAAACGCTATTGACGGTTTGCTAATAATTCCGGATTGTCATAAATATTACCTGCATATCTAATTCCGAACATATCCATCATTTGCCCTATTGGTTTGTTCCCAAGATTTTGAGACAGAACTTCTAATAGCACAAAAGAACCGATTTTATCACTATACACTACCTCACATAATACGCCAGCACATTCAACTAAATCATGCTCATATATTTCTTTCCCGCTCTTGTCACACAAGCCGGTGAACTGCCCAAGAGTATTTTCGTCTATTTTTTCAACGTCATTATCGTGCAACCAAGTTCCATCTCCATCTTGAATAAGCGTATAAGAATTTCTTATCCATCCCTTACCATCAATGCGCTTCCCTATAAACTTAATCCTTCTCATACTCAAAACAAACTTGCTTGTTCATACTCTGGTTCTTTCTTCTCAACAACTCCAAATTCTGTGATTTCAATACCAGTATTTTCTGTGATCCATTTTGCCAAAATATGGCGATGGCAGAAATCACCCGGTTTTTCGTAGCAACAAAGAGCAACGTCTTTTCCTCCGCTTAACATTTCAATTTGTTTCACGACTTGGTTCGCATCTTGGCTTGCCAATATTCTGTCGTAAAGTTTTAGGTATTCATCGTGGGAACAAGGTCCACTTACCATATAGCGGGTGGGACAAACATTCAACATTTGCGGAATACCAGCTATAAATCTGGGTTTTCCGATTGCTACGCAAATCATATTAACTCCCGCCTCTTTCAGTTTTCGACTATTACCGAAATACGATGTAAAAATCTTCATTTTTTGTTCTTTTTACGGTGTAAATATATAAAAAAGTATATGAAATTCATGCACTTTTAGTGCTAAAATTGTCTAAACTACCACGTTTTTATTATTTCTATGACTTTTTCATATTCTCCAGCGTGTAACAATGACGCTTCGGTGTGGAAATTTATATCAGTTAATCGATATTCTATAAGTAAACAGGTATATTCATCACCAATTTTGCGATGGTTTTGATGTTTCTTGGCAAGTGATTCCAATTCTGTACAAGATAGACAGTAGTGATTCTTGCGATTAAGATTCCGCATCTTATTAACATCTTCTTCTTTCAAATCTTCGTATGTCATGGCTTAATCCTCCTCAAATTCGTCTTCATATACAAAAATATGTTTACCACTTCCACAAATCTCGACTTCCCATTTATGCATGTTCGGCCAATATTCGATTAGAATTATGTTTCTATAGCCTTTATATGGCTCTTTCAATGTTGCTGTTCTCATTGCTCTTAATTTTAAAATGTCGGATCTATATAGTGATTTTGATAATGCAACATAAGCAGAACTCCATCTTTGTAATGCTGCCCTTCTGCTACCCAATATCCATTCCTTCTTTTGGTGAACACTTTTGGTGCTCCTTCCAATTCTGGTAGGACTTCATATTCGCTGGCATAATAGTCTATACATTTGGTTTGATTGAAAGTAACCTCAATCTTGCATGGAGAAATAATTTTAGTAACTGTTGCCGCTCGTTTATCCGAGTAATAGCAGACCGTACAGCCAAGTCCAACTTCGGGTACGAGATTTTTGATTGCGTCCAACTTCGCTTTTTCCTTTTGCTCTTGCCAATCTGAGAATTTTATACCGCCGGGATATTTGCGACTTTCTATTTCGTGTAGAATAGCAAAACTCTCCTTGCTTGTTAATTTCTTTGATATTTCCATTGCTCTGTATTTTATCCGTTATACGTTGATGTTATTTCTTCTGCACGGAGTTCTTTTCTTAACTCACCGTTCCTATATATTCTCACGGCTACTATTCTAACTGTATCGGATAGGAAACGCCCGCAGTCATTAGCTAGCTTAACTTGTAATTGAATAGCTTTTGCTAAATTTTTAGTACGCTTTCTTATGGTTTTCTTGAATCCGAAAACATAATCTTCGGTATCGATTTCGAACTGGTAGGTGTCAGAGTGTAATATCTGGTTAAGTTCGGATGTCATTTGTTCTATCTTTTCCATTGCTATTTTGTTATTATTAGAAAAACAAATTAATTATCTCTTCTTTTGTATGGTAATTAAGCCAGTTATTTGCATTCTCTGTTGCTTTCTCAACACTTCTATACTTTAATCCAGATGATGCAATATATAAGCAAATCGTACGTTTGTGCATTTTCAACACTTGTTCCTTTTTAGGCTTAGTTATAGTTACTTGATTAGTACGTTTATTAAACTTACAAAACCGATTATTTAAAGTTTCTTCTTTTGTAATAGCCTTCATTGCTCTTATGTATTTGCAGGGAAAAAGTCCTGCTGGTTATAAATTAAATATGCCAATAGCTTTCGCTATAGTTAATACTTCTTTTTTAGTCTTTACTGTATTTGGGATAATTGTCCCATTAGAAGACTTAGAATAAAGATTGCCACAAACTAATTCGTAATCGTACCCTATCACTTGCTTTTTACGAGCAAATCCTACACAGCCATATCTTATAGTCCATTCAGAACCACCACCAAATGGCATATAATTACCCTTTTCGTCTTGCCATGAACTTTGATGCCGTCTGGCAGATAAGAATCGAGTACCTTCTTGATTATACAATAAAACTTCATACGCATTATTAATTATCTTCACACTCAATTTTGCACGTTCTTCTTTTAGTCTTTGTTGTGTTTCTATTGGTAGTTCATTGAATTTCATATTCTTTTATATTATGCAAGGATTTCCCCCTGCTGGTTAAACTTAAATGATTTCGATTGTCTGCTCATCTTGTTTTAATTCGGTTGTTTCCATATAAAAAAAGTTTATTGTTTAACGATGTTCGGAATAGCGGGAATCCTCCCGGACACGTCCGCTACCGGTGGGATAGCTTACTTTCACAAGCGGCTGCCCCGTCTATAATTTAACAAACATATAAAAGCACCCTATTAGGGTAGGGTAACCCCGGAGCGGATAAACCGCCCCTTTGGATTTATAATAACTTTATGGTTATAGCTGATATTATGCCGAGAGTTTGGTATTGAACAATTCAATGACAAACTTTCTGCCTGATTCGGTCCAATACATGTGTTCTCTTGATTTCTGTACTCCGTTATCCATATAAGGGTAGGGGACATGTTTGGTAAATCCTTTACTGCGGTATTTGGCCGTGAGGAAGTAAACAGAAGATTGTCTGTATTGAACTCCCCATTCACAGAGTAGTTTGTTCAGTTTTATAGCCGATACACCTAAGAATGCCGCTATCATGTTTGTCGTCACAAGTCCTTCACTCGACATGATTTCATCGTAACATTTACCTTTGGGGGCGAGGACCTTTATAGTATCGTCCTTTATTGATATTTCCTCGTCTTTTCTCTCGATGATAATTTGTTTCTGGGCATTTTCAGCTTCGAGCTGCTTTAATCGTTCTTCTCTTTTGGCAAGAGTGGCTTGTGCAATGGTTAGCGCACGTGCCATGATTTCTTCTGGTGTGTCTTCTTGCTTGGTGGAGATGTAGCCGCCTGTGGTACGTACTTCGTGAAGGATTTGTTTGACCCCTTTCTTGAATTGTTTGGCTATTGGCTTGCGGCTTTGCATAAGGACTTCGTATAAACCACCTTCGGTTAGGAACCAAACTTGTTGGTTTCCACCGGGGG